GAATGAAAGAATTCCGTTTTGAACCCACTACTCCACTGGACTTTGGTGAGTATCGTATAATTATCAAAAAGAATGGCGAGTTTGTTCGTTGCATACAGTACACTGGTATGAGTGGAACGGCGATGATGGATGTGGCTTATGATTTAAGACGACAGTATCCAAAAGAGCAAGGCTATACGGTAGATTGGTAAGGAGAATTTAGTATGACTGTACGTGTGACAAAAAGCGCAAAAACGATTAAAGATGGTATTCTGAACATGAAGGATGCCATGATCTTTGACTATCAAGGTTTCATGCCGCCGAATAATGATGTACGGCGAGAAATGTTTGATGACTATGTGACTACCTTGAGTGAGACATACGGAAGCAAGTACATCAAGGTGATCTCGAAAGGTTCGGTGAGTGCCTTCATTGTGAATACCGAGAATGACAAGAAGTTTCGGTATGGTGACATTCTGAAGCCTGCAAGTTGGAAAGCTCCCGCACGTAATGCGGCTCGTGGTAACGTGCTGGAAGGTGACTACAATATAAACTGGACAGGAGCGTGCTACTTATGATTGTGGCCGAAGAGATCACAGACTGGGACTATAATCATACATATCTGTTATCAAAATGCAAAACAAAGGCTCATGGTTACTGGAAACATCACAAAGAATGGATTCCGTTCTCTAATCCAGTGAAGTTTGACAAGCGAAAGCGAAAATTCAAGTATGAAAAAACTGTTTAAGAAAACTCGTTTTGCTGTCGGTGACATTGTAGAATTGTTACCGATTAACAACCGTGCGCGGCAACTACGCAAGGAGCACGGTTTCATTGACTGGGAAGTGGTCGAAATTCGTGAGAACCTTCAAGCCTTTGATGGCAAGCGAGGTTTTGACATCAAGGCTCTGGGGTCTTCTAAATCACGTTGGGTTACGGAAGACGAAATTAAGATTGTGACCTTTCGAGAAAATCGTGACCGAAATTAAAAGCTTCTTCTCCTTGATAATCATTGTTCTAGTATTTTTTCTAATGGGTGTAGTTTGGTAAATTCATTTCAGTTGTAACGAGAGAAAAATGAAAAAGAAACCATCAAAACTTAAACGAATCGTTCGGGATCCGAATGGACCGTTTCGTATGCGAGTGGTTAGAGATAAAAAGAAATACACTCGTAAGACTAAGCACAAGAATAAGGAGGACGCATAATGTCAGTGGTTGCAAAAGATGTACAAGTCAATTCAGTGATAGACCTTGATGGTCCTCAAGGGAACGCATTTGTTCTCTTGGGTATCGCTGGACAAACCATGATAAAAAGTGGTTTTGACAAAAGGACGCAAGATATTATCTTGAATGAGATGAAGTCTAGTGATTATATCAATCTTTTAAAAACATTTGAAAAGTATTTTGGTAGTACATATACTTTGCAGACATCTAATCCAGAGTATCTTGATGCATTTATGGTTGAGTAAGAGGGTTATATTTTGAAGATTACCAATGTCTTTCATAGTAAACCGCTAGAGAGAAAAACATCAGCGGTTTACTATGAAAGACAAATGAGCAAAGTGGAACGGTACATAAACGAGGATGGTAAAGTTGGTGTACTCATCAGCGGCGGTTATGGTGCCGGATGGTCTACTTGGGCCGACAGTAAAGACAGAGAGTTCTTTTTGTTCGACCGAGGCCTGGTAACACTTGCACTTGAAAAGGAAGCTGCATGGATAAGTCAAGATAATCCTGTGATAGAGATGAATAATGAGGAGCTCGAGAATCATTTGAAAGAAAATGGGATAGACTCTTACACTGGAGGTTGGGCCGGTGTCTACGTTGTGTGGATGGATCCAGGCACTGAGTTTATAGTGGAAGAGTATGACGGTTCTGAATCGTTACGATATCGTAACAACGAAAACTGGATGAGTGCCTAAGAGTATAAAGGAAAATGAAAGTTAGAAGATTTACAATAAATGGTATAACCGGCAAGGTGCGATATTATAAACGCAATCGCACCCCAGTCCAAAAGAAATTAGAAAAGAAGATTGCCACTAGAAAACTTAGGCAAGAGTCAAAAAAGTTTAACTAGTCTGCGCCCGTAGCTCAATCGGATAGAGCATCGGCCTTCTAAGCCGAGGGTTGCAGGTTCGAGTCCTGCTGGGCGCACCAATTTTATGAGAGGATCAAATAATGGGTCTTGACCAATACATGATGAAACGTAACGGAAACCTAACTTCAGGCGACACTGATGAGGTTGATGTAGTCGAGATTGCTTACTGGCGCAAGAGGCGTCACATTCAAAATTGGATGGAAGAAAAGTGGCGTGAACTCGGCAATACTGGTGAGTTTAATTGTGTATCGCTTGACATGACTCATGAACTCTTAGATAAACTCGAAAAGGATGTTGCACATAATAAACTTGACGAGTATGATGCGAGTGGTTTCTTTTATGGCTCTTTTGATTTCACAGAAGAGGATGAGCAATATCTATTGAGTACCATTCTGGAATGCCGTAAGGCCATTGATGATGGATGGCATGTTTTCTACGATAGCTGGTGGTAGTATATGACTGAGAAAGAATTCAAGGTCATAGAGATACCGTTATGGATACACATCCTAGTGCAAACGATCGTTGGTCGTGTATTCTTACTCGCCCTATGTTATAATCTATTATAAAATAAATACTTGTAAATGAAACATCTAGAGGATTTTCTTTTTTATTTCCCAACAGGAATACGTTCTGTGCTTGTAACAGGAGTAGCTATGATTATAGAAATACTTTATGTTGCTGTTATTGCGATCTGTTGTTGGATGTTAGTACGTTGATTATACTAGATATAACAGGTGGCATAAAACGAGACAGGATACTTGCTGAAAAAGTAATTGCGTTTTGTATCAAAGAGTTATTGCCTCGTCATCGTAACCTACTCATAACTTGTAAGCTCAAGAACATAATTAATGATGGCGCATACGGCTGGTGCTGGGAAGGCGAGGAAAAGAAAAGTTATGAAATTGAAATAGACAGCAGGCTTTCACGAGATGGCATTCTAGAGGATGTTGATGATGGTGTGTATGCATTTATTGAAACTATCTGTCATGAGATGGTACACGTTATGCAGTATGCAACTAAATCGTTGGTGCAACGTGGCGGTGCTCTTCAATACTGGAAATGTAAAGATAAAAAATATAGAAACTATGCAAAGACTGACTATGACAAGCAACCATGGGAAGCACAAGCATATAGAATGCAAGATGTATTATCAGAGAAATTCATAAGAACTTATAATGAGTGACTGAAATGGAAGGTTTGCTATTGTTGTTAGTGGTTGGGTTTCTAATGTATTATTTGATACGGCACCCTTTGATATCATTATCAGTAGCGCTTCAAGTGTTAGGTTTATTGATTCTAGGTACAATTGGACTTAGTATAATATTTGTTTGCATTGTTTTAATTGGACATGGATTATAATGAAATATAAAGAATGGTACACGCCAGGATATGGCACAGAAAAGGTCGGCCCGTTTCTCATTGGTTTGATGGAAATGGCTCGACCACAAAAGGTATTAGAGATTGGGTTTGGTTATACCACGCCTTTTCTCAAGGAAGGCTTGAAAAATAATTTTGAATTGCATTGGGATGGTAATTGCGATCCTGAATTCATGAAAACAAAATACGATCCACGATTGGTTGTAATTGACGATCAGAGTTTAGAGACAGATGAGACTAGAGCAGACAATAGGCGAAAGTTGATCACTGATCATACATCAAACATGGTTGACTTCATTGAAGGCGACTTTATGAATCCAGATATTATGTCTCAAGTGAAAGACACCTATTCTAAATTTGATATGTGTTGGTTTGATTGTGGAGGTCCAATCGAATTGCAATTCTTTCTTGACAATTATCTTGATATAGTCAAAGAGTATTTTGTCGTTCACTTTACTTTCTTCAAAGGTAAAGAAAACAAGAACGGCGAGACTATATCAAAGTTTCTAGAAACCAATTCACATATACAGCGATTAGATATAATCGAGCCACATAAGTACCGACAAGGTAGTATCACCATTTTGAGAAAGACTTGATTATGAATTTTTCGTTAGAGTATTGTCTTAGTTTAGAGGAAAAGGTAAAGATCTTAGAAAAGAGATGTGATATGCAACAAGAAATTATAGAAGAAATTAATTTCTTGTTGAGATATTATGCCAACAACGTTGAAAGGAAAATGAAAGATCATGAGCAGTTTGTCAAATCTTGCGAAGACATTAGAGAGCAAGAACAAGCCGTCAACACTGTTTGAGAGAACACCGCTCTCAAAAAATTTTATAGAGAAGTTTCCTGTTATATGTGTGGACTTGATGCCTTTGGCTTCAAAAGAGAGTCCTGATCAGGACTTAACGCTTAATGAGAATCTTGAAAGACAGATTCGCGAATACGGTGATACTCAGTACAAAAGAACCAATGTCAAAGCACATATGACTGATTGGTTCATGCATGATAACTCAAAAGGTTTTCAGTGGGTTTGTAATAGAGCAATTGATATTGCAACAGAAAATAATCCACACCAACTAGATATGATTGCCTATGATTGTTGGGGTGCCATATACAAAGATGGTGACTATACAATCATGCATAATCATTGGCCGCATCTTTGGAGTTTTGTTTACTATGTGAACTGCCCTGAAGGTTCATCACCATTGAACTTTGACAAGGCTGAGAAACCTTTGCGAGTTATGCCAAAGACAGGTATGATGGTTATGTTTCCTG